GGCTATGCTCAGTTGCATTTCAAAAATGTTATACCGCTGTTACCACTAGCGTGGTCAGCCGGTTTAGCGACGAATTGTAACTCGAGATAGTCTGCACCTCCAGATCCGAAAATCTGAAGGCTCACCATTCCTACGACCTTTACTGGTCAGATGGACCACATCTACATCCAATACCTTACGGTACGGAATTCGGCGTATCATCCCGAAGGATTACTTCCCATTTCTGGTTATCTGTCTTCGAGAGAGTAACTCTCTTGCAAGCCGATCTCTGGTAGTGTGGAACATCCCCATCGGGGTGGATCCCGAAGTAGGCGTGTGTAGCTTCCCAGCTACATGGTGCTCAAGTCTTAGGCTAGGAAGCCCGTGTAGTACGGAGATGGCTTGAATATCTATCCCAAAGTTTTGTCCAATTGAAATCTAGTTTGAGGTTAGGCATTTCTGCCCGCCTCTTATAGAGATCTCTTGGCAATGGGATGGACCCAAGTTCAGTATCTACCTCACGGCAAGTACTAAGCAAGGATTCGAATGTTTCCCAATTAAGGGAAGACAGTTCGAGTTCATCAAGATGGTTTCTCAGGTCCCGTACCTTAATGATAGTATCCCAAAAGGCCTCGCGATAAACAGTTTCCTTGATCGAGTCGAGTACTCGGCCGGTAATATCCCAGCCAAGTGATCGATCAAGATCTCGGAAAACAATTTGTCGGTCTGGCCCTCTGGGGGTAGTACCATAATGTTCACGGTCTCTTGCCACTGTTACCAGTGTCTTAACCTCCTTTATCAGGGGGTCAAGAGCATCAATCTTTATTTTGAGATTCTCAATCTCGACTTTAAAGAAAGATTGTACAAGAGCAGCGATCTTGACATCATTGATCTTATAAGAGCTATTAACACTTCGTAGTGAAAAGAACTCTTTAAGACCTTTGAAGCCAGGACCCGCTGGACTATAGTAACTTACAACATAGTTTTTGAGTCTTTTCGGCAAGCTTACTAGGCGAGCCGTCAAGGACCCCTTAGATCGGTATCCATAGCCCATCACAGTGAGAAACTGCGATAGGGTTAACCCGTATTTGTGGCCGAGCTGGAGTGCAGCAGGTAAATTACCTTTTGCCGCCCAGTATTCGGCTACGGGAGCCATTGAAGCATCTCCTCCGTTAAGGAAGAAACGCTTCGCAAACTCCAATGCGAGTCCACGGACCGAAATAAGAGATTTATGTAAACCGATTTCGACACCAAGTGCCGCCATCAGTTTAGCATACTCATCTGCTACAAGTTTGTTAGCTAAAACTATGTCATCTCCTAAAAGAGCATAGTCTGAGAACCAGTTACCTCCGCAAGTTATCACACCTGCACGAAGTGCGGCCCATTGAACGATTGCATGGTGAGTGAAAGCCAGCATGGCCCAGCTGGAGTACGCTCCCATAGGTTGACCTGTTGCATACGACACTACACGTAGATCTCCTCTACCAATATCTGGTAGATCGGAAATAGCGTCTTTGTGAAGTATATAATAAGGTCTTCCTACAAGGAGAGTACCCCACAGCTCCGCTCCCCAACTTGTTAGAATTGGTGAGAGGAGTGCTTTCTGGACCTGAAGGGGCAATCTATCAGTTGCTGCCGATAAATCATAACTATAGAAGGGGCCTTGCGGCTTCCTCCTTAAGAGACGGTGAATCGGTTTTAACTGGTCGAAAGTCCCATCAGTTGGAATCTTCCTAAGTAGGGAAAACAGAGCCTCGTGAAGAGGATGTAATACCCACTGAGTGAAGATATCCACCATGGCGACGACTCGCACCTTACCTGCTGGTTCGTCTAAGCCGGCAAGCCGGCCTAGATCGCCTACGGAAACTCCCGAAGTAGAGGGAAATTTCTGTTTAGATCTTCGTTCCTTGGCCCTAGTCTCATACTCCATCTGATCTAAATCAGACTGAAGAAGAGGAGAGCTAAGATCCTTGGTATCGAAATAATCATTTACAGTTACTCCCGACTTTTCGGAGTCTCCCCATAGGTCAATTCGGTTCAGCACCCAAATGTTTCCTGTCATCTTACACCAATCCATTAGGAAAGGATAAAGAGGAGACTTGAACCATAGGATAGCTGAGGCTAACACCCCACTCGGCGAAGACGAGATAGGACTGTGTGAAGACACAGCCTCCTCGCTTCTACGAATGGCCGAAGTTGATTTAGACACCAGGAAAGGTCGAGCTTTCAGTCCTTTCATGAATAATAACGGTCCGGATGGTCCGTAGGCTCTCGCCACAGCTCCGTTAAAGAGCTTAGGTAAGATAACCTTCCAGTGTTCCGAGACGAACTTTGAAAATTCGCTCAGAACCCATCCTTCCATCGTAGATGGCGCCGTAATGGTTTTCAGTTTAAGTACACCTGGGATTTCAATTACTCGGTATAACCCGAATAACGATTGCCACAGACGTACTGTCCACCGATCACCACGACGGATACTAACTCGATGTAGAGCCGGAATTAGACGTGGAAGCCCTGCTTTCGTTCTTGCTAACCGTGGCCCCAAAGGGTTAAGGTTATATAGGCGTTGCCCTCCCAAAGATTGCATCATTAGAACTTGTGCTGACTTCATGAATTTAACCATGTAAGGCAGCCCATTCCTCTTTTGCATCCGATGGAGAAAGGCAAGGTAGGTGAGAATAACTTTTACTACACCAATATTGTTACGTCGCCCCAGAGCCCCAACACATCGTAAGACGTGGTGGAGAGCTGGTCGACCCAGTTTTACTTGGATCATGGCACCAAGGGACTTGGCACCCTGAGACAACATTTTAAGCAACTTTGATTTAAAAGAAATTTTGGTCATTGTTACTAATTTGTTATACTCCGGTTTGCTAGTAATCCTTGGACTTCAGTTTTCCCTTCCCCTCTCGGGGTCGGGAGCTGCAGCCACCCATGGTAGGGTTTGGCGATTAGTACCAATTAGGCTTGGTAAAGCTTATTCACTTACCTAAAGATGGACCCCCCATATGTCTCACGACACATGGATTTCGGGTATCCCACTTCTTATTTCTAAGAAAAGGGGCCCTATCCACCTCAAGGGGCAAACCTCTTTACGACCTATTTTGCTGATAGGTGCTTCAGGAAGAAGATCCGGTCTCCCTCTCACGAGGGACCGAGGTCCCTGAGTACCTTAGGCGGAATACCATAGTAGTACAGGGTTACCCTAGAAACATCTCGAAAGATGCTTCAAACTGGCTTAGCTCAGCTCACCCACCCTGAACCCTCTATAAAGGTTCAACTGGATCTAGCCCGAAAGCTAGACTCAATCTACTACTTGTAGTCAGATTCGAGGTGAGTTAAGGTTATCGTTCATTCGACCTCTTATGATTAGAGTGTACCTCTTCAGGTACCTCCTAAACAAGGATCGTCAAAGACCGGGTAAGTCAGTGACTTCTCATTTCGACCAATTCTTCACAGAAAAGGTCCTCCCCAAGATTTATCCTTGAACAGATATTCTTGTCCGAAGTCTATGCAGCAAAACCATATTTTGCGTTGGGGACAACCCCCATCAGTTGCGCACTCTTTTGAAGTACACGTCCGACGGAAGCTGCCATCAG